GATTACTAAATACTGTGATATTAATGACGCTGATGTTTGTGGTATTTCAGAAACAAGAGGGTCTAATTTTTCATGTAGTAACTCCAATAGTAGTTCTACTTCATTTTGTGTAAGGTTATACATATTATTTTGTTTTACGTTTTTCAATCCATTTATCTAAATCGGTCAGGCGTTTTTTAAGGTCATCATTCTGTTTATGAAGACAACATTGTACGAACACCTCTGTTACAGACCATAGTTCCTTTGAGGTTGGAACAATACCGTGATTGGTTAGAAAATCCAATGCAAGTTTTGATTGAGATTGTTGTAATATACTAATCTCTCTGCTGTAAAATTCAGGACAGTTTGCCATTATATATTATGTTTTTCGGTTAAAGATACTATTTTTTCTGATAACAAATCATACATCTTATCAACGTCAATCATGCCTTCTTCATTCAGTACCACGTCAATTGATACTGTTGATGGAATTGATTTGTTGAATGTCTTCAATTCAGTTGGTGGATTATCTACAATACAATATAAAGTAACAGGTCTATTCATTGGTCCTGGTATGTTACCACTATCAATGATAGCGTTGTTACGTTTGAGGGAGTTAATACTACGACCAACAGATGATGGTAGAATATCACCAATCAATTCATTATACAAGTCATATACATCCCATTGTGTCATACGACCATAGGTCTTGAATAGTTCAAGTATTTTGTAGTCCTGTGTTCTACAACTCAATAGAGCTGATTTTAATTGGTCGGTAGTTAGGTCAGTCGTTTTGTAATACGTTTGGATTCTTATAGCCATATCAGATTGTTTTTATATAATATAAATATTAATTTTCAGAAAAAAAAATATATACGTATATATTATCCCCATAAAATTTTTTTGATGTGGATTTGTTTTTTTGGAAAAAATTGTGTATTTATTTATTGAGGGTGGAGTAGATTACCCAATACAACTACTAAACTTCAGGTACTCACTCCTGTTGGACCTTGTAAAATTTTTATTTAAAAAAATTAGCCCAGCACTAGAGCACCAGTATAAAACAAATATAAAATGAATAAACAAAAAGAAACTAGTTGGAAATGGCGAGATGGTGAAATGAGCGTAAAAGAATTTTTCAAGTTGAATAATGAAAAGAAAAAAGAATATATACTAGAACTAGAAGCACTAGAATATACTAGTACAGGTGATGATATATTATTGAATTTATACTCAAAGAAAAAGAGCAAACATACCTTTACATTAGATGAAAACTAGATTATATTTATACTAGTAAGTTTTGTGAAAATTACTTATTCCCCACCAATCAGGTTAATGCCTCCCATTCCCTGTTGGTGGTTTTTTATTTAAACTAGAATATTTATATGATATGTACTAAATGCAAAAAAGATAAACCTGCTGACCGTTACTACACATACTGGCACTCAAATCATAAAAAACATTATACTAGAAAAGTATGTACGGATTGTACTACAAAACAAACAAGAGAATGTAAAATACGAATGAAAATAAAAAATGAAATAGTACCAGAAGGATTTAAGAAATGTAATAAGTGCCAAGAAATAAAAGCACATTCAGAATATTACAGAGTAGGTAAGTTCAAATCACTAGTTACTATTTGCAAGAAGTGCTACAATAAAAGACAAACAAGAAGTGTTTGGGAAAAATTAGATTATAAACCAAATCCAAATGAATGGACTTGTGATGAGCAGCGAGATATTGTACATCAAATACTTAGAAATTTAAATTGGTCTTTTAATACTGAAAAACAAATCTGGTACAAGTTACCATTCAAAGATAAAGATGGTAAATGGAATATTACAGTTAAAGAACCTGTTAAGGTTAAAAGATTATCAAAAGAAAATATAATACTCAACGTAGAGGAAATAGTTAAATACAGGGAGCAAGGATTATCTTATGCTAAAATTGGTGATATTTATAATGTATCACACGTAACCATAAAAGATAGATTAATGAAGTATTATCGCAATGGGCAGGGAAAAGATTAGATTGGGGATGATAGATGTTCCAACGGATTATTTTGAATATACACCTCAACAGAAAAAAGATTTATGTGATAAACTACTAGATAAACTGTATTTATATATTGATATAAGATTACATACTAGTATAGATAGGATTGAATTTTTAAGAGAAATATTGGTTAGTTCAATGGAAACAAACGCAGAGGAAGAACAATACGAAATAGCGGAGGTAATAAAAGATTGTATTAAACTACTGGATGAAGATAGAAATTGAAAGGTATATCACCAAACACTATTACGAGTTATTAGACATTTGTAATAAGATAACTAAGCACAATACATTAGCAGGGGATTTACTCAATGATGTATTACTTCAACTATACGACAAAGAGAATATCAAATTAGATAAACTTGATGATAACAATATAAAGTATTATATTATAAAATGTCTAACAATAAATTGGTACTCCAAAACAAGTCCCTTTTATAGAAAGATAAGATTAGAAAGTTCAAGATATTCAGAGTTATTTGAAGTATCAAATTTAATAGATGATGATAATTTATTTACAAGTCATGAATTATTTGAAATAATGGAAACTGAATGGACTGAAGTAGAATGGTTTCATAAAATTATATTTCAGAAATGGATGACACTTGGAAGTTTAAAGAAAGTATCAATAGATACCAGAATCCCTTTAACCTCTATTGCAAGATATGTAAAGGAAACAAAAACAACCATAAAAGAAAATACATTTAGAAAAATGAATAGATAATGGGATGTGGATGCAAACAAAAGAAGGTTGAAACTTTAGTAATAAAAGGAAACCCTCAACAAATAGAAATAAAATTAGATAATATAAATAACAATGGACAAGGAATTACAGGAGAAAATTCAGAAAGCCAAACAGGAGTACAAGGACAATCCACCAATCAAGAAGAAGGGGTGTAGTTCTTGTAAAAAGAAAAAACAAGAAGTAACTCAATTACCACCAATTGTTGAAGAAGAAATATGGGTTCCAACATCAGGTGATATTAAACTTGCATATGCAGAACTAACATCATTATTAGGTGTGAAGGAAGATAAAAAACCTTTCATTGAAAAGGTATATAAATATATATTCAATGAAACATTTGATTGGGGATGTAGAAGTTGTGTAAATGCACAAGCAAGAAAATTTAGAATATATGTCACAGGAAAATAAAAGAGGAAGAAAGACCAATGAGATTGAGTACGAATCAAGAATGCCAAGGGTATATGAATTGATGTTGTACGAACATTTAGGTCATGATGAATTTGCATCCAAAGCTGCAAAAGAATTTGGAATAACTGTCAGACAAGCAGAAATGTTGTGGCAAGAAGCACGTAAAAGATTAAAAGAAAGATTTGAAAGAAACAGTGAAGAAATATTACAAGACCACCTTAATCAATTATATGATTTACTTCATAGGTGTCGTGAGTCAAATAATAAACGTGTTGAAAAAGAAGTGTTGGACTCTATTGCGAAGATACATCAATTGGAGGTTAAGAAGGTGGATGTAACATCCAACGGACAACCAATATCAATAAACATAAACTTGGATTAATTTTTTTATTAACACGCCCAAAAAATTTCGTTTTTTGAAAATCATAAATACGTATATATGAAAATTGAATTTATCATCCCAACTTGGAAAAGACCTGAAAAACTAAAATTAATGTTACAGTCATTGATTGTACAGACAAATCCAAATTGGACCGCACACGTAATTATAGACGGTTTAACCAACGATTATTTCCAAGTAAAGGAAATGTATCAAAACGAAGAAAGGGTCCGTTTTTCCCACTTAGAATCCAATTACAACGATTGGGGACATTCAGGTAGAAATTATGGGTTGGATAATAGTAAAGAAGAATGGATTGTAATGACAGGGGATGATAATTATTACGTTCCAACATTCGTTCAAAATTTTTTGGATGTAACAAGAAGTACAGTTGATTTTGTTTATTGTGATATGGTACATGATATGAAAAGAGATGAGTATCAACCAATACCATCTAAATTACAATTAGGGTGGATTGATATTGGAAATTTTATGGTGAGAAAATCCATAGTTGATGACTTAAGATTAAACACAAAAAGTTATCAAGCAGATTTTGAATTTGTAGATTATATACAAAAACATAAGACCAAAAGAATATTAAAAATAAATAAGGTCCTATACGTTCATAATTAATAATGGAAATAACAATTAACCCAACACAGAAACAGAAACATACATTTAAAATTTTATTGGATGATAAAACCAATATTGTTGTGTATGGTGGTTCAGCAGGTGGTGGTAAGAGTTGGTTGGGTTGTGTATGGATTGCAACATTATGTTTAAGATATGAAGGTGTAAGATGTTTAATTGGTCGTGCGGTATTACAACAATTAAAATTAACCACACTCAATACTTTATTTGAAGTATTACAGATGATGGGATTAAAATCAGGGGAACATTATACATATAATGGTCAATCAAATGTAATTACATTCAATAACAAATCAGAAATTATATTAAAGGATTTAGCATATCAACCATCAGACCCTAACTATGATAGTTTAGGTTCATTGGAAATTACAGCAGCTTTTATAGATGAAGCTACACAGATTACATCCCTTTGTTATTCTATCGTTAAATCACGTATAAGATTTAAACTCAATCAATATAATTTAATACCAAAAGTATTATTGACCTGTAACCCATCAAACAATTGGATTAAGAAAGATTTTTACCTACCATTCGTACAGGAATCCTTGCCAGACAATATTCAGTTCGTACCAGCGCTTCCGCTTGACAACCCACACTTACCTGATTCATATATACAAATGTTAAGGGAGTTACCACCCATGCAGAAAAGAAGATTATTGGAGGGTGATTGGGATTACTTAGAAGATTCAGATAGTTTATTCAAGTTTGATAGTATCACAAATTCAGTATTTAAAAACGTTCCCAATCCAAATGATAAAAGGTATATTTCAGTAGATGTTGGTAGGTTCGGTGATGATAGGTCCGTAGCAGTCGTTTGGAACGGTTTAACGATAGTAGAAATAATAGTATATAGAAAGTTATCAACCGTTGAATTAAGTAACGAAATTAAGGACCTAATTGCTAAATGGAAGGTACATACATCACAGGTTATTATTGATAGTGATGGCGTAGGTGGCGGAGTTGCGGACCAAATCCGTGGGGTTAATTTTGTGAATAATAGTAAAGCACTACATGACCAAAACTTTACCAACTTAAAATCACAATGTTATGTAAAACTATCTGAATTATTTAATGAAGGTAAAATATCATTGAACATATTGGATAGTAGTTTGGTAGAAGAATTAACACAGGAATTATTAGCAATAAAACTAAAAGATATAGACAGAGATAATAAAGTAGCGGTACAATCAAAAGATGAAATGAAAAGGATATTAGGTAAATCACCTGACTTATCTGATGCAGTAATGATGGGAATGTATCCACACATAAAGAATATGAAAGCAACAGGAAGGTATGCTATAACATTCGTAGGACAAAATTATTAATATGAAGAATATAACATTTGAATTAGGAGGAAAAGAATATCAATTACCAAAATACTTAACCATTGGTGATTACGTAAAGATATTCAAGGTGAAAGATTTATTTGAAGATGAATATTTCTCAATCAAGTTAATCAATATTATTACAGGGGCACCAATGGATTTATTAATGAAAGCCAATAGACAGGTTATCAATAATTTATCAGGTGAGTTATTAAAGATAATACCAACAAGAGAACCAGGTTTTGTGGATAGATTTGAATTGGATGGTGTTGAGTATGGATTTATTCCATCATGGAAAGATATGTCATTCGGTGAGTTTGCTGACCTTGATACATTGATGACCAAGAAACCTGAAGAAATGTTAAACTATCTTCACATCATCACAGCAATATTATATAGACCTATTACAAAATCTAAATCAGAACACAAATTTGAAATAGAAGAATATAATGTTAAGACAATGGAGGAACGAGCGGAACTATTTAAACAACGATTAAATGTGGAGTACGCTTTAGGTTCTCAGTTTTTTTTTATTCATTTCGCAAAGATTTATTCAAGAAATACCCTAACATATTCAATGAGTTGGATGAAAGTGAGTTGGATTCAGATAAAGTTCGTATGGAAATGGAGGAAACAAATTTGGAAAAATCTATGGAGGAAAAATTCGGATGGTACCTTGTTCTTAACAGAATTGCAAATGATGATATTACAAGACACGATACAATCACTAAGAAAGGAATTATTGAAGGATTAAATATGTTATCCTATCTAATTGAAAAGGATAAGGAAGAACTTAAGAGATATAAGAAGGCCAACGGAATAATTTCGTAACACATTTAGACAAAACTTATATTTATAAATAGATGAGTAATATTACCTATAAACAATTATTAACGTATTTCAGTAGTATCGCGTATCACCACGAACAGATTAGGTCTTTCGGTTTTGGTGATTTTAAGCAGATTACAAATGATATATTGACCAAGAAGGAACCACTATATCCAAGAATGTATGTGGTCCCAAGTGATGTTCAGTTTAATACAAATGAAATATCTTATAACTTTTCTTTTGTGTTTATGGATAGAGTGGAAGATGACTTATCCAATTTGGAAGAAGTTATGTCTGACACATTTGAACTGGCAAACGATATATGGACAGTATTTTATCAATCATATACATACGAACAAGGTGATTTTAGTAAGATAGTTGTAGGTGATTGGAACCCTGAATTACATCCTTTTACAGAAAGATTTGAAACGGTTTTGGGTGGATGGACATTACATATGAAGATGACAGTTCCATTCAATTACGATAGTTGTAATTTACCAATAGCAAATGATTACTCATTCCCACAAGACCAATCGTTTAGTTCGTATTACCAGATACTTAAGGACTGGCAACAATTTGCTATCAATCACGAACAAGTTAATTCGTGGGGATTTGGTGATGCCAAACAACTTACAAACGATATTATAACAAAAGTTGAACCGCTATATCCAAGATTATATTTCATTCCAAACAATAGTAGATTAAATGAAGGTCATATGCACATAACATGGGAAACCATATGTGTAGATAGAATAGAAGATGATTTAAGTAACCTTCAAGATGTTTTATCTGATACCTTAGAAATTATGAAAGATTTTTATTCACAAGCTTATTTATCAGATTATGATGTTGAGTTAGGTGCAAACTTATCACCGTGGTTAGAAGAAACACCAACAGTTTT